CCAAAAGAAATGAGATAATATTCATATTATTCAGGCAATCCAGGTGGGGGAGCGGCGCCTAAATCTGTTGGTCCACCTGGCAATCCCATTCCGCCCGCATCACCCTCTGGACTCTCACCAGGCACAATCTCATCTTTTGTCTCTGGAATTTCATCATCATCATTTAATGATCTTAGTTCATTCAATGTCATTGTTTCAAGAGAAGCTTTTTCTTTCTTTAAAATAGCTTCTTGAACCAATTCTTTTCTCATTTTAATGACTTCATCTTGATAATCTAAACCAAGTGATCTATACAATGTATGAGAAGATACACGCTTCGAACCATCTTGACCTGGTGTTGCCAATTCTTTTAAGGTAGAAATATAATCTGTGGCATCAAACAAATTCATGTGATTCCAGTCAACTTCTGGAATAATCAATTTTTTAACATCACCATCATATTCATAAAATTCATGAATTTGTGCGATTGGAGCAAATACCTTTGTCTTAAGCCAATTTGACATTATATTTCTAAATGTCATATAACGTTGACGTAATACATCCAATGCCACACCACCATTGGCATAGCTAATATCTGATGAACCATCCATAACCACAGATGGAACCATTAAACCAATATACATTTCTTTTAATAATTGTGTGATATCATTTCCAATATCATAAATACCACTACCAAATCCAATTCTATCAATAGTTACACCATCATGGGTAAATATCTTGAAATTCTTATCACCCTCAGCTTGTTCAAAAGTAGCCCTATAGGCTTCTAAGTCAGCTAATGTTGGCTTAAAATCAGCGCTACCAATTTTAACAACAGTTGTTGGATTTACCATAGATGAAGCTTGAACATATTTACTTTCACGCAACATATCAAAAAGCATTAGATTTCTAAAAATAGATAATGGTAAGCCGGAACCACGAACTTCATAGGAAGAAGTTTTATTTGCTAAATAAGAAGCATTAAAACTATTCATAACAATGTTGCCGCCCTTACGAACAGCATCTACAATGTAAGGATTTAATTGTCTACGCTCTTCAATATCAGATGGCTTATTTGAACTTACTAATTTTTTCAAACGATCATCTGGCTTCATCATAATAATAGGATGATTGCTTGATGGGCTTTTTTGAACAATCATGTAATCTGGATTTTGAATAATAATTCTACTCCATTTACCTGTTGATTCATCCAATTCCAAATAAGGAAACACTTCACCCAAAAGCCAATACTCATGAGACATTTCTATACAAACATTCATCAAATCTATTTCTTCAATCATTTCTGTGAAGAATCTTTCAATATCTTTATTTGCACATTTGATGTTTAATTTACTAATAGGATAAGTACTATGTAAACTAATAGCATTTCTAACAATTGGATTTAAAGCATAAAAAGCACGAGCCCATGCATTTACCGTAACTCTATCACGTGGTAAGCTTAAATTAGATGTAAGCCATAATGGAGAATATATTTCTGTAGCTTGACGAAAAGAATCTCCTTGTGAGCCTGAGTATCCACCAGAGCTAGCTGCAATTTGAGCTTTTTTAGAAATACCACCTAACACAATGCCACTTGATGTTAACCCTTCTTTTCGAGTAACATAAGATCCTTGTCGGAATAAACCGTTTTCAACATCTTGAGTAATTTGTTCACGACGAAACTGAGAAACACTTCTTCGTATTGTTTCCGTTGCATCTGGTAAGTGGCTTTTAGTCGACATGTATTTTTCGGATTTAGAGAAAGTCATTTGCTACCTTGTTAATATCTTCTTGAACTATAACCCAATATAGCAAGTGGTTTTTTATTTTTTTCTAAATTGTTTTTCTGCGATAACTGGCTTGTGTCTTTGAATGCTGATGTAATTAAATACTTATAAGCCAAATAAGCATTTAATAAAGCCATCAACCCGTCATTTGGTGTACTTCCTTTTATATAGGTAATATTAGGTTCACCTGTAACAAGAGGGATTGCTGCTTTTAATTCCATACTGCAACAATGTTCAATCAACCATGCTATTGCATCATAATTTTTCAATGGAAATCTAATAGATCCAGATTTAAACAAATCAAATATTTCACCAATATAATAACTTCTTTCAAATTGAATCTCTGGAACATCCATATTTTCAACAAATCTAGCTCTTCCAGCGGCTTTAATAGAACCTTGAGCGCGAGAAACAATGTATTTATCACCATGCTCCAAATGTAACATCTGAGACAAGTCATTAGAGAAACCAATATCGCCTACAACCAAATCTACAGAGTATTTTCTAATTAACTCAGCTATAATTTGTTTTTTATATTCAGGTGTGTTTTTCTTTAGCTTAATAGCCAGCTCAATATCAAATAAATTGGGTCCTTTAACAGATAATATAACTACTGTTGAATAAGATTTTCCCTTACCACTTTTATCAGGATAAGCTAACTGTTCAGCATCAGACTTACCACCAAAGTCGATACCCATAATAACCATTTTTTCATCGCCTTGTTTTATCCCTGCTCTCATAGCACGATCAAGGTCACCACAATTATGATAAATTTCCTCTGTATCCATAGGAGAAGTATCTCCTTGATAAAATTCTCCTAATGTTTCATTTTGATAACCACGCTCTGTAACGTTTGGATTAAAACTTGGCTTTTGTTTTAATAAATCTTCCTTAGTAATGTTAGGCATGTATAATTGATTAATGTGATAACCGACATACATACATTGATCTTCATTTTTATTAAAAGCAACCCATTTACCCCTGCCAGCTGCGGGTCTTTTATCTTGTTCATGACCACAATGTGTGCATTTTACAATGTAACCTGTAATCCAAATATTTTCCCATTCATTTGATTCTGGTGTGTATAATGGAAAATATTCTTTACAAGATTCACATCCCAAATGATAATATTGTTGATTTGAACTCAACCACATTTTATGGAAATCAGATCCTTTTTTCTTTGCAGTACCAAAGTACACTTGCACACCACTACCTGGTGGTCCTATTTTTGATTGATTGAGAATTTTGGTACAATTGTTTATTGCATCCAATCTCATATCCTGCACTTCGTCAAAGAAAATAATATCACAAGTACGACCACGAATACGGTCGCCATTTGCGCCTGTTGATTCAATTGCCAATGTATTTTTATTGAATTGTTTAAAACTTAAAGATTCTTCAATACCTTTATCCAATTTGGAAACCATAAAAGGTATTTTATTTTGTACTTTTTTTGTTTTTTTATTTACTGTAACTTCAGTTTCTAAAACAATAGGAACAGATTCTTGAATCATTGGTTGAAATTTTGTTTTTGAATAAATTTGAGCTAAACCAATTGTTGGGAATAAATGAATAATTCTTAATGGTATTCTATCTTCTACACCATACAAACCAGATGCTAAAAAGTAACACTCCATAACAGAAGCCATGGTTGTTTTACCAACCTGACGTGAAGCAACAATAACAAGTGGTTTACCTTGTCTTTCAATAGACTTTAAACCAACATATCTATAAATATCAGCGAATGGTTTCCAGCTAAGCTCACTTACTCGAAATTTACCACCATCAATTGTTAGATATTTTTCAACAAAATAAACTGGATCGTAGTTTAATATTTTTTCTTTCAATTTATCAAAAAAATCTTGCATACATATATGCAACGAAAAAGCCCATAAAAATGGGCTTTTTCTCACATATTGCTTTTAAATCCGAATGGATCATCTTGAATATCATCGAATTCAACTTTTTTATCTACTCGACCTAATCTGCTTTCATCTTGATTATTAGGCATCTTAGATCTTTCTTCTTTATTTGCTTTACTTACATAAAGAATCAAACGTTCATCTCCCCAATGTTTTGAACTCCTACTTTCTTTTGAATAAATCTTTTGCAATCTTTCAAAAACAGCTGGTACAGGTAACAAACCTTTTGTATCTTGTATGATATTATGTATTGTATTTTGTATGGATGGTAACTCTTTGAAAATTTCAGGTTCACCTTTATCAACATTCCCCTCAGCTTCCATCGGAGATTTTTGTTGTTGTGCTTTTTTGCTTTCTAAGTAATCATAATAACCACTGCGCTTTTGCATATCTTCAACAATAGCTTTTACAGTTGGGAATTTTGATTTTTTATTCAAAATATTATTGATTTGATCAATCATAGAAGAACTTGGTTGAACAGCTTCTTTATTAAGTTCCTCTTTGAAATATTTTTCAATTTCTGAGGAATTGTCGGATACTTTAGAAAATGGTTTATATTTCATGATTGTCCTAATGTTAATTTTATGATTGATAACTTGCAGCAAAATCAAAATTATCTGAAGAAGTTAAATCAATATCTTCATCTCCAAATAAGCCACGATCCAAACGTAGTGGATATCCCATATCTTTTAATAGCAACATCATTTCCATTTTTTCACGCTCATCCAATTTGTATTTTTTAGCCAATGTTGCGAATGTTTCTTCCAAATCATGACCAGCAGATACTTTGCTATTTATGCAAATTTTGCACAAACCTAAAATAAGTAAAGGGACAGTTGCACTAATTCCATTGATTTTTGTACTACCAGCATTCTTTACAAACTGAGAGTCATATACAGAGAAAAATGCTTTTTTCTTTTTTCTTTGCTTTACTCTTTCCAACCTATTTTCCAAAGAATCTAATCCGTCTTCTATTTTTTGACGAATAACTTCTATTTTTTCATGAGGAAGTTCACCATCCAAATCCAAGCGCATAGCTGTTGAGATTTCTTTATCTAGCTTTTCCATATAAGCAATGGCTCGCTCTAATCCCGCAGTATCAACTCCTGAATGTCTAGGAACAGAATTTACTCTTTCTTGTACCCAAGGAACAAATCCTTCTGGACCATATGCCTCCCAATCCCACTTGTCTTTTGGAGCGTTTGATTGGCTATCAGACTCATTTTCGTCTTCATCCTCTTCATCCTCATCTTCTTCAATAACAATTTCTTCAATAGGACCGCTTACACCCAATAGCTCAGGCATTACGATAATTTGTGGATCTTCTTCCTCCGAAATTTCTACAACATCTGTTGGCAATTCGTCGATAATCATATCACCATCTTCATCCATAGAAATGCTAGCTTCTGGTGCATGTTCCAATTTTGAAAAAATCGCTTCTATTAATTCTTGTGCTGTTTTATTCATTAAAACCTCTTATAGTTACGTACTATTGTATTATTTATATGATAATATTTATTATCATCATAAAATTTTGTTTGAAGATCTGGATCATCCACTTCATCTTCTGGTAAACCTTGATTTAAATAAGAATTCTCAAATAAAGATTGAATAGATTTATTAATTCTTTCCATTTTACGTTTAAGTTTTTGAGACTTATTTTCATCTATAACTTTATCATCTAAATCGTAACCATAATTTAATTGATCTTGAGTTTTACCGGCATCATCTGGTTCATACACAGGGTAACTATCAAAGCTAAACGGATTTATATTTAGTGTTGGCTCTATTGTCGAATAATTATCAGCATGAAAATCAAAACCAAGTGATATAAATGCTTGTCTTTTTATTTTTCTTTTTTTGCGAGCATTTCTTTTTTTTCTTGATTTATCCAGAAAATCTTTCACGCTTTTGTATTCAGACATATGCTCATACAAACCAGCACCAGGACCTGTTGGATCATCTACTTTATCATAGTTTTTGAAAAACATCATTTGTTCCTACTTTTGTAAAAAGGGTACAAAGTAGTTGTGATTGGTATTTTTTCCCACAAATTTGTTTTATTGATTGTATCAATTGTTTTCTCAAGATTCAACTCTAAACATTGATCTATTTTCTTTTTTAAATAAGATGCCTGCTCAATCACAATTGGGCTTTGTCTTAAAAATTCTATACAATCATCATTTAAATTATAATCCAATTTTGCACAAAGATAAATAGCTCGTATAATCCTTTTATCATCATGAAAGGTTGTTACCGCATCAATGGGAGGTAAAAGCATCTTTGTTTTTACACTTTCTGAGCCTTTATTTGTTGGATCAAATATCTTATGAAAATTCATATCTGACAAAAAAGCATTGCATGTAAAATCTCTACTATACATTTCTTTTAATAAATTCGTTGGATTTACATTTAAATCTTTCAATTTATTTTCAATATCTGGATGATTATAATTTGAAGAAAAATCCATTTTAATATTTGCAAATTGAACAGATTTGTGACCATCTGTTGCTGTTGTAGTAGTAATATTAAAAGACTTCTTAAAATAATTGGAAACTTCGTCAGCCAATAGAAAAACAGATTTGTCACCTGTTGTAATATCAATATCATTGATATCAGATAAATCACCACGGTATTTATCACGAACAAGACCACCACAAAGATATGGGGTAGAAAACCCATTATCTTTTGCGATGGTATCAATGGTTGATAAAATTTCCTTTAGTTTCATTTAACTTCCGTTAGAAGATTAGGGGCTTGTGGTGTAGCCGTTGGTGCTGGCGCTGGCACTGCAGGTGCTGCTACGGGGGCAGCTTCTTCTACTTCAATTTCTGGCGCTTCTTTTTTATTGATTAATTCGTTTTCTTTTTGCTTTTTCATCTCTTGTTTTAGCCGTTCATTTTGCTCATCTTTTTCAAGACCAGCTTTTAAAGCATCAACTTCTGGATTAGAAATTTTATTTGTACTATCATGAGATAAATCTAATCCCTTAATCTTTAAGCCGCTATACAAACGAGACAAAATAGCATCAATACGAGTAGCAACATAGTTATTTGATTCTAAGCTTTTATTTGTTGCTTCTGATAATTCGGGAAAGTAAGTTGATAAATCTAATTTATTTAACATCAAATCCACCAAAGATAATTGTCTTGGTATTTCACGTGTTTTAAAGATTTTTGATATTTGCTCAAGTTTATTGATAACATCTTGTAATTTAACATTACCTAATGCTCCATCCAACAGTGAATCAAATTCATTAGAGTTAATTTCGCCTACTTGCCCCGTAGAAGCGTCTTCGCCTACCGCAATATCTGCTTGTGGCTTATCAATAGGTGCAGGTGTTACAGGTGCTTGTGCGCTGTTTAAAGCATCACCTTCTGGGAGTTGTTGAGCAAATGATGTTAACTCTGATTCTTCTTGCTCTTCATCATAAATAACAATTTCATCTTCATCTAATTCATCTTCATCTAATTCATCTTCATCATCTGATTCAAATGTATCTGATTCAAAATTATCACCATTTAGTTTTTTTATAAAACTTTCAATACCCGAATCATCATCTACTGGTGGAGAAGATTCCGGCGCATCTTGTGGTGGTGGCGAAGAATCACCACCAAATGCATCACCAGTATTTGTTGTATCTGTTAAATTTGGAGTTAGATTTGGTAGAAAGTTTGTAGCTTCTCCTGTATCTGGACCTTTACCAACCATTTGAGCAATTTTATAAAGATAATTAGCTCCTACTGAAAAGCCATCACGAGAAAGTTTATTGCCCTCTCGAACAATCATGTCTTCGTATATTTTTCCACTTGCACTTGCTTTTTTAATTTTTGCAATTGTCTTTCTGACATTATGTAAAGCATCAATAACATTTTCATACTCTTGACCAATTAAATCAGGAGCATATTCATGTTCAAGTAATTTTTCAGCAGCTTTTAATCTTGCAAGTATTTTTGTTCTTAATTTCATCAATTGATCGTTTTTTATATGATCATTTGCATGTGATTCATCAATGGTTTGATCGGGTTGTTTATAAAAAGGAAGATCAATTGGTAACATATAATCACCATTTGTATAATATTTTTGCGCTTTTTTATATTTCAAGTGAACTCCTTCTTGATAAAACTTCATCCAATTTAAAAAATGTTCTTTTTCATTATCAGACCAAGATTCGGTTAGAAAATGAAAGGCGTTTTTATTTTGCTGTTTATAATACTGCAAATCTTTAAAACATTTAACCCACTTTTCAACATCATATGTTTTGCTTGGATTTATGAAATCAAAAGTTGGATAAGATATTTTTTTCATAATTTACTGGATATCGATTCTGTAAGCAACTGTGCTTCTATATAACGTTCTTCTGTACTTTGAACTGCCGTTGATAGTTCTTTTACTTTATTCATTTTATCATGAAACTTTTCCATAAACAACAAAGAAGATTCAACATCAATTTCACTTAATGTTTCTCGCAATGCTTCATAAAATACTGTTGCACTTTGATCAATCATATTAAAAGTAATATTATTTGTTGTATTTGCTGCAGCCAACTGTGGTGGCTCAATAACAAGTTTGTGATATTTTTCAAGCATTGTGCCAAGTCTATCAAACCATTCCATCAAAACTCTATCTGCTTTTATAGTTTCTTGATTATCTTGAATTTGATCGAAAACTTGAGCAGTTCTTGTTTCAATATTTACAATCATTGTTAATAACATTGATTTTATATCTAACTCATTATTCGCAAGTTTTGTTAATGCATCTTTGTAAGATGAATTGTTTTTAACATTAAGTTCAAGTTCTTTTGATAAATCAATATTTGATTTTACAGAGGTAGATGTTTTTGCCAAATCTTCTTTTAATGCAACGTGAAAATCAAGATATTTATCTTGATATGTTTTTAACAATTTTTCAGATAAAATAAAGTTAGATTCATCCTTAGCTGTATATTTAGCAGCTAACCACTCGTGAATATCTTTTGCTGATATACCAATGATTAACTTGGATGTAATTTCATCCAAGTCTGGTGAACTAAGTATTTTTTTTATAGATGGGTCTTTCATGACAAAATCACATTCCTAGTTTTTCTTCACGAGTTTGATAGGATTCGTTATAATTTGGTTTCTTATAATATTGAGATTGATTTTGAACGCTTCCACCTGGAACTTTATCACCATTTAACAATGTATATCCAGCTGGGTAATTATACACACGACCATCTAATGAACATTGATATGTATCTTCTGCTAATCTACGCATTTGTGCGCCGGCATGATCTGGACAGCTTCTTGTTTGTAAAGCATGTTCCATAATTGTATATTCTTTCATGGAAGGATGATCTTCAACTTCTTTTTTTACATCACCTAACTTATTAACTTCTTCAAATCTTTTTGAACTTTCTTCATAACGCTTTTTCATTTCTTCAATGCGTTTGTTATCAGATTCTTTTCTAGCTTTTATAGACTCTGGAGTCGCAGCAATTGTAAATAACAACTGATCTAATACAGAAGCTTTTTTTTGTAAATCTGGATCGCCAGAGGCATCCAAATCAGAAGCAAAAGAAGCCAAATCTTCAAGATGTTCTTTGGTCAAAAACACATCTGAATGTGGCTCAATTTCTTCAAGTTGTTCGGCAGCATTTTTTAATATTTTTGCAGCTGCAACACAAGCTGTTGCGACAATGGCTAAACAATCATCATCATCCTCAGCGAGTAACAACGCTTCGTTTTCAGTAGATTCTAAAGAGTTTGCGATAGCTTTTAACATTTCGGAAGATTTAATCATAAAACACCAGTATTTATTGTTTACTTTACTTTAGTAATGCTTTATTATAGCTATTCCAAAATAAAAAAAGCAGCTTGTATAAGCTGCTTTTTATATAACGAAGTTATTATCTCAGATGAAAATTTTATTATAAAAGAAACCAACAGTTGGATTATTTACAGTTTCATGATTTCTATCTGCTGCACAGCAATTTCCAAATTTATCTTGAACAACTTTATCAATTGGTAAATTCAAATGACCGCAAACTGGTTTCAAACTTGTTTTGCTTTTAACAATAAGTGAACATGTCGATTTTGGAGCTGCTTCTTTCTTAGCATTCAAGTTGGACATATATTCTTTTACAGCGATTGTATAAGAGTTATTATCTCCACTTTGTAATATAATATTCATTGCATCTTCTGCACGATCAAAGTTACTATCTAAAGCCGCTTGTCTAACGATTTCAATAAGTTCAGAATTTTTCATTCCATATTGAGGAGAAACGAATGCAGCTGATTTTTTATCAAAAACACCATTGTTGCTCATTTCAATTAATGTCTTCTCAGATATTGGAGAAATTGAACCTTCACAAATCAAAACAGATGGCTTTAATGCTTTACCTTCTTTTACTTTTACAGGTACTGTGAAAGATAATCTACCACCACCAGTACTAACTGCAAAATAAATAGATGACTTATCTGATTTTGCAACTTTTATTTGATTGTATTTTTCACCAGCTTGTTTCAAAGCTTGATCAACCAAATCACGTGCTTTATTTACAAAGCTTGTACCAAAAGTAATTTCAGCCGCACCTTTTGCGGAAGCTAACTTTTCCTCAAATGTATCCGCTTCTTCTAAACGAAGTTGTGGAACTTCTTTTGCTTCTGGATAGAATGTTGTTAATATAGAATTATTAAACACTTCTGTTTTTGGAGCTTCTTCTGCTTTTTTGATTTTTAATGCAGCGACTGCTAATTCTGGTTGAGAAAGTTTTTCTGTTTTTTCTGTAACTAAATCTAAAACAACAGAAGCTGTTACATTTAATTTGCTACCTGCTTTATTTAACAAATAACTTGTTAATGAAGCTTTGGATATTTTCTCAGCACCATTATTTCCTAGAAACACTTCTGGTGAAGATATTCTTTTTTCTTTTGTTTTAACGGGGATGAATACAACAGTTTTACCACGTGGTGTGGTAAAAGAAGCGTTTACAATAATATATTGTTCATTGCCTGAAGCAACAGATAATTGAGCTTCAGGTAAATCATGAAGGTTTAATACTGTTTTTGTTTGATTTAAAGCTTTTGTAGCAACTTCTTCAGAGTATGCTTTAGGTTCTTCGCCTGAAAATACACTGGAAAGTAAATTTTGCAATACTGGATCTGCAGATCCGTATAAAGAAAGGACTTTTCCATCTTGTTTTTCAGCATATTTTGGTTTTAAAAAATTGATTTCTTGATCACCAATTTCTTCCTTTAGTAATTCGCCAGCCATAGAAGATACCGTGTAAAATCTATTATAAATGTTTACTAGCTCCG